ATCTCCATTCCGTTCAAGTCGAACATGCCAGAGATATTACGATTCTGCTGTGCCTGTGGCGACATGTCAGCAGGGTCGATAGCGCGTGCGCTTTCAACGATTGACTTGAGCGTGCGCAGGCCAATTTCTTTGGCGAGCGGCATGCCACTATCACCCATTTTGTCACCATCCACAAAGATGCTGTGCCAAAACTTGCGACGATCAAACTGACCACCAATGATAGTGAACTCTAGGTTTGCCCATTTCGCAGAGGTGCTCATAGACTTTTTGAAAAAAGACCCCTGACCAAACTCTGGGATTTCAATATCCCCCATCTGCACGACGATTACAGCGCGTACAACGGTGCCTTTTGGAATAAGAGAAAACTCTTGAGTTGGGTTTTGGTCTTGTGGAACATTATTTAAGTTAAGCATTATGCTTCCCCTTCGCTAGAAGTTTGAGTTGTAGGATCGACAAAGGTTAATTCCCTGTCGGCTTGCGAATCACCGCTGCTCATTTTTTCCATGAGCTTTCCAAGATGCGGCTCTTCAAGTGTATCAAGCCTACCAGAACGATCTTTAGCTGGGTAGCCCCATTCGTTCAGAGGTTGACACACGAATGCACGGTATTGACCGTGATCACCTGACAATACTGCCATTGTGATTACTTCATCAACAATTCCGGGCAATTCACGCCCTGTCTTGCTGCCTTCGATTTGGAGGCCATATTGTTTGCGTCCATAATCGTCAGTGATTTCGTCAAGGATTCCAACGAAAATCACATTCTTTTCGCGGATATGCTGGATGTGGGTTAGCCACGCCATCATTTCGCGCCCGTGCATCCCGTAAGCTGCACGCGTATCTAGTTTACCAGACCGCTCAGAGCGTGAGTCTGGTTGCTGTAAGCACCACTGAAAGCACAAACGTCCTGCCACTGTGATTGAGTCCACGAACAGCGTTTCGTACTTCTGCCAAATCTCTTCCGTATCGCCATATACTTGCGCGACATATTCGTAATGCGCTTGGCTGTAGGGTTGATCTTCTGACAGGGATGGGTTTGGCCCACCTAAGAAGCATGCTAAATCGCGGCACTCAGCCCATGTACGGGGCCGTACAACGTCGATAGGGAAGTTTTCGATAGCTGCATCGCCAGCTTCCAAATCCATGAACAGCGTAGTCGCTGGGTTGAGCGTGCGAGCCAGTGTGGTTTTACCCACACCACTTGCACCACAGACCACGATCTTGTGACCTTTTTTTTCAGCGAGCCGCTGATCGGCTGTGATAATTTGTAAAGCCATCTATGCGGCCTCCATTTCTTCTTGAGGGATGAAGTTTTTCATAATTTCAAAAACGTCTTCTTTAACAGACTTTCTAAAACTATTGTGAATTGCCAATCTATCTGTTGACGCTTCATGGTTTTCGAACGCAAAGACACCGCGCATAAAAAAGTCGTTGTCTAGGCTTCTGCCACTGGTGTTAATGGAAATAGATTTTTCCATAACTTGCCGATAGAGAAGCAAAAACACATCAGGCCATTCTCTGATTTCATTATTCACGATAGTTTCGTAAATATCATACGCCTTTTCGTAGCTGACTCTGTTCGTCATTACAGCCATGACGTATGCAGCTTTGAAGCCAGTCTGCTTCCAAACACTACCCGCTTTCCGAGGTGGCTTAATATGATATTCAACCTCGCTCAAAAGCTCACCAATACGACTGTTCAATACATTTTGAACATCGTCAGCCATTGGGTGAGAGATGAATGATGCAGATCGCAATAAATATTGGATGGGCATAATGATTTTTGTATGCGCCCCAATAATGTCGGCTGGCGTTCTGATTTTTCCTTGATCCAAGGTTTTGTAAATATCTGTGGATCGCACAATAAAAACAGAATATTCGTTGGTTTTGCCAGTTTCCACTTGAGCATTACCCCTGTGGTTTCCATTGATAAGAACCCATGATCCTCCTTCTTTTGCAAAAACCAAAGACTCTGGGTTTAACACCCAACGATTAAGGTTCATGGCTCTGACGTACTTACGAAAAGTTGGTCGATTAAGATCGCGGTTTCCCTTGTAGTTCAGATCAATCAGTTGCTTCATTTCTTCAGCATTGATTTCTGCGTTGAATTGAACCTGCTTACGATCAAGCGGATTAGCCGCGTTAATCATCCTTTCGTGATTTAGTTCCAATAGTTCGAAGATACCCATTATTCCACTTCCTCTACTGTGATTCTGCCGATTTCCACTGTACGGCACTCTTCAAGCTCATCCTTGATTGCAGGAGGAGCCGCGGTGAATTTGCGCTCTTCTACAGCGAACGTCAGCTTGCCATAGTGTTGCGCATTTTCTGGTGACATATTGTTAAGCGTGTCACGCAGTTTCTCTTGGTCCCATGTTACCTTCTTGCCCACAGTGACCTTGAGCCTTTGGTTGCCTTCTGCGATTTGGGCAGTACCAAAGTCTTTGCCATTGGCACGCAATACGTCTCGCGCCACTGGTAGAAAAATATCAGATAGTTGTTCTTCAACGTCTTTGAGTTCAAGGCGCATCTCGCTGATAACGTGCTTGAGTTCGTCTCGACGTTCGAATAGCTCACGACTGTTCATGTCGATTCCTTCCGCTTTAATTTTCTAGAAACCCATATATCCCACATGGAGTGGGATGTGTCAACGACTTTTTTTAGATAAAAATATTTCTATGCCGAGACATGCCTTCATCAGCTTCTTTTTCAGCTTGAATTCAGGCGTTTCGACGCCCTTAGCGTCTTCGACAATTGTTTCCCAATCACCGTTGGCATTTTCTTTTTCGTAGCGGAAGTCTGCTATGTAGGTGCAAATCTTCTGACCGTTGACTTCTAGCGCGAACCGCACCTGTAGCTCAAGGTTGCGCACCCTACCCGCAAGCTCAAGACTCTTTATATATAGATACCGCTCAGATTCCCACTTGGAGTCGAACTTGATTCCCTGCACAGTTACTTTCTTGTTTCCGTACTTGGGTCTTGACCCACGCCGCTTGGGATTATATACAGTAGGGAAAGTCATTTATGGGAAGGAAACTCCATGCCAAACCCCGGAAAATACAAATCCGTAGGTGTTTCGATTGAAGCGTATGATAAGCTGGTTTACATCGCGGAGCACGAAGATCGTGCTATAGGGCGACAGCTTGCACGCATGATTGATGAAACATACGAGGATATTCAAGCGCGTGTCAACGCCAAGCCAACTTACCGCCCCCCTGTTGGAATCGGCGGTTTAGCTTCAGTCATTGAAGATTAAAGCAGTCCAGCGTTTCCTAGACCGCCCAGTAGTGTTGCTGCCACTGCTGGGTTTTCTGCTGCGCGTTGCCTAATCGACGGCTGCGCGGTAGGCATGGGAGGTAAATCAGCCACCGGGGACACTTCAGGAACTGGAACACTTGTTCGGGTTACAGGAGATGGAGCCGGGGCAGACGCTTGATCTAAATCACCCATTAACGCGGTAGCTTGGTTGACCGCAGAGGTTGCTATCTCGTCCATGCTTTGTGCAGTACCCTGTGCCATAAACGAAGAAATGCTGTCAGATATTAACTCTCCAGCTATTTGACCTCTGGTTTTTACGTCTTCACCCTGTGCAAGTTTTTTATACTTTTGAGTGAATGCCTTGTAGAATCTAGGAGATGAAAATAGCTTTCCAACTACGCTCAGTCTAGCGATAGTTCCCAAGTTTTCTAAAGGGCTTGCGGCAATGTTTGCTGCTACAAGATCACCGCCACTTGCAGATTCCCCAAGAAGTTTCATGGTTCTGCCAAACTGCTGCATTTCATCAGCCATTTCTTTTCCATAAATGACTTCTATCTTGGCTTTGTTTTTAGCAAGCCTATCACCAAACTTGGCAAATTGCGTTCTGTCTGTAAGGAAATTCTTTTCAAAATCTCCTATCAGGTTGTCCATGTAATAGGTTTGAATTTTACCCATTGCTTCAGCATCGTTGTCAAAAAACTTACGCAACGATGTAATGTCTTCCGCACGCATAGAGCCATCAGCGATAAATTCAGCCGCTTCTGTAGCGGTTAAATCTCCACTGGATAGCTTTTTGTTTATGCGGTTTCTATTAAACCTTGCTTCATCATCTAACGCCTTGCTTAAATTCTTTAGCAAATTAACACCTGATTCGTCAGCGCCTGCTGCTACAAAATCATCAATTACTTTTTGATCAATGTTCCGCAGTGATAAAGCGTTTAATTGTTCGGCTAGTTTGCGAACCTCTGACACGTTTTTTCCAAAAAGCTCATCAGCAGTAGAGCCAATTTTATCTAAATTTGTTTTAAACTTAGAGCCAGAAAACTTACCTGTCTTGGTATTCATTGAACTGCTCAACGTGTCACGCAACCATTCAGACGCGATACGCTCTCTAAGGGGCGCAAACGTTCCCTCACCAGCAAAATCATCTATGGCTTTCGCTGCGTCTTGTAGAAGCTGTGGGTTGTCCTTGCGAACAAGGGAACGCATTGCATCTTTTGTATTGACTGTCACATCATTACGCACCGCATTGATCAAGGTTTTCTTCCCTATCGCGCTGCTTACCTTCTCAAACTTTTTATTACCTTCTTTGTAGAAATTGCGAGCGCGGCCTAAATCACGAACTGCATCTCTAATCAATTTTCTACTTCCTACGTTAGCAGAACCCGGCAATGCCTTGTTTAAGAAATTACCAGTCGTTTTACCCGCTAAATCTATCACGTTGTCGATTTGAGGCAAAAAGTCATCAACAACGCCACCAATTGTATCAGAGGTTATGTTGAACATGCCTGTGTCACGCAAACTTTTTCGAGCGTAATAAAGCTGACTGAACGAAGCCTTGTCGCCTAACTCTGCAATTTCTCTTAAAATCATGCCAGCTTTGTGCGGGTTTGTTCCAACTTGAGCGTTCTCAAAACGCCTTGCTTGCTTTGCCGCGTCTTCTGCTATGCCTTTTGTGGAAAAGATGGCTTCATCACCCGCACTGTTTCTAATAGCGTTGTTTATGTTTACAAACTCTGCTTCAGCCAAATCATCAAACGCTTTGTAAGATTGTTGAAACGCCGCGAACAAATCATCTTGTATAGCTGCGTCTTTCTCTGCGGCCTTGCCGAGATTTACCGCTATTTCGTCCATATGCTTCAGCAAACGTTTTTCTTGGTCCCTGACTGCCGAAGACAGTGTTTTGTCTCCCAGCCTAGCGGCATCAGTTAAGGCGTTTGCTGCGCCCTGTATGTCAACCTCATCGCCAGTGCCACGCAGCCACTGCAAATCACGCATAATGTTCTCGTGGTTTTTACGAAGCCTCGCAGACGTACCAAGAGCTTTTTCCGCAATTGCTTGCTGTCGCGCAACAAGAGATGGCGCACCAATAGCGTCTAAGGAGGGCAAGTACCCGCGCCTTTCTGCCTCTACGATATCCGTTATTCTTTCTTCAGGAAGCCCCTTACCAACGCGACCAGCACCAGAAGCAACCCTAAATGCTTTGCCTGCTAATCCAAACACGCCTTCACCAGCGCCAGAAATTAACGCTTCCTTAGCAATGTCTTTGGCTATCTCAGAGCCAGCTTGATCCTGAACGCCTTGTAAAGCCTCAATACCCTCTTCCGCAGCTTTACCTGCACCACCACCTAGAGTAGCACCTATAACTGCACCAAGAACGGGAACTGGGATAGCAGCTTGACCTGCTATTGCCCCACCAACACCGCCGACTAGCGTTGTGCCAAGCCCGGACAAGTCAGATAAATCCTGACGCGTAAATCCTTTTTCATCAATCAAAATTGGGACTTCTGTTTCTATCCCGAACTTTTGTGCGCCTTCAGGCATTAATGCCAGCCTGCCGCGCTGATCCCGTGTATATTCTGTTTCGTTTAAACCAAAGGCTTCACGAAGAACCTTTTCCTGTTCTTCATTTGTGTCAGCACGACCAAGCATAGAGCGTAGCTTTGTATCTTGAACACCTGTGCTGTAATCAAAATCAAGGTTTTCACCTCTTAAAGAAGTTTCATATGCATCTATGACATCTTTCGGCAAGTAATCTTTGGGCTTACTTTTGATGTCACTTATTTTTAAAAACTCTTCGAAAGTTGGCTTATCGCCTGCAATTTTAACATTTATATCACCAAAGCGAGATTGAACTGTGACGTTTCCCATTATTAACCTCCAGTTAAATCAACCGTAGCAATTGGCTTCGTTGTTGTACTTCCGTCTTCATTTCTGGGAACAGGTGACACAAACGGAGTCTCAAGATTTTCGCTCAAAAAATCTACGGTTCTATTATATTCGCCATCACTCACATAATAACTAGGATCATACATGTGCTGCAAGGGTGCTACTAAAGAACTTTTCTTGCTACCAAAGTATGCAAGCATTTCATTTAGGGCGTATTGAACTTGAGACGGAGAAGATGTCATGTTTATATCGCCAAAAGACGCATCCAACATTTTTCTATCATAATCAGAAACTTGACTTTCTTGAATAATAAGACGTTTCATTTCGTTAATTACAGACAATCGCATTGCGTTAAATCTGTCCTCATCACTAACGCCCTCTTTACCAAAATCAATTTGGGGGTCACGAAGCCCAAAGTTTCCAAGTTGTTTCTTGATTCTGTCACCAACAGTTTTGAACGCAGGAGCGTTTTCTTGGGATAACTCCTCAGCAATACCCAACATTTTATTAACGTTTTCTTCGCCTTTAGAATATTTATTCCAAGCATTCGAGACAAGAGCCGCATCAGCAGATGGCCTAGCTAAACGGACCTCTCCACCTGAAGTGCCATATCCAATTTTAACTCCAGAAATAATTTCATTTTTGTCGATGTTTTTTAACTTTAAATCATCTTTAGAAGATTTGTCGGCTTCAAACGATAACTCTAAAAGTTTCAAGTTATAGGCTCTATTTGCTGCGCGGGCTTCTTTGGCGAGTGCGGCCCTAGACGATTCATCTGAGCGCACTGCTTCTAAAGCATATTTACCCGCAGCAAGTTTGGCTGCATTAGCGCGATCAATAGCTTTATCCAACATAGGCTGTGCTGCTTCACCAGCGGAACCAACAGATTGCAACATCTTACCTATGTTAAAGCCTTTACCTGCTTTGTTCTGCATAAGCGCCAAGCCGAACGCCATCAATGCCTTGCTTTTGTCCACCTTGCCGCTTGCATCAATTCCTGTAGCATCAGCAAATTCCTTCTTATAACGAGCAAGAGCCTCTTCACGAGTTTCGCCTTTGGCTGGTGCGTCTTCTTTGCCAGCAGATTTATTAAAGTCTTGCATAGCTGAAATAAACGCATCATCAACCACTTCATCGGTGACACGCATACCTTGTGCTGTAGCTATATCTTCCTCCGCGGCACGAAAATCTTCTGCTTTTTGGGCTGGAGTTTTTAACGCTTCGGCTCTTTCTCCGGGCTTTTCTACAACTTTCTCACGACCACCAAGAACGCCAAGATTATCTAAGTAAGCCTGTATTTCATCTGCTTCAACAGAAGCAAAATCTTCAAGTGGATCAATAGTTGGAAGCTCATTACCTGTAATTTCAGCATACAACTCAGGAGATAGCTTTTTTATCTCACCAGCTTCTTCTATTTCAGGCAAAAAATAATCAGTTGATTCATCTACGAATTCGCCAGCGCGACCATAGCTTTTTTGAGCTAAGTCGAACAAATCTTCACCTAATTCTGGAAATCCAAGAGCAGAAGCCCCTAGTCCACTGACATCAGATGCAGCGCCATATAGTCCATAACCCCCAGCCGCAGCCATGTCCTGAAGATATGAGGCTATACCAAGAGGTAATTTAGCCGCTGGCCCTAGAGTTTTTCTAACAGGGGAGAAAACATCAGATACAGATTGAGCAGTTGTTTTTGGGCTTACTGGTGGTACACCTTCTTGCGCTGCTTGTTCTTCCGCAATCAGTCTATCAAACATCTCAAAGTCAAAGGTGTTAGCCATGTGCGCCTCTTATTGGTTCAATCCCTGCAATGTAGCATATGCGCCAACACCTTGCAGGAATGGATTTGGTTGTGACTGTGGCGTTTGTGTAAACTGCCCGTACATAGAAGCAGAAGGCGATCCTGTTAGATATGTCTGAGCATAGCTATAAGGAGCCAACGCTTGTTGAGTTTTGTTCAATTCATTCTGGCGCAAGAAGTCTTGATACTGTTGATCATACTGACGCTCTTTGCCACCAAGCTCATACATAAACCCAAGATCGGCAGGCTGCATACCAGCATACACGCGACCAATATCAGCAGATGTACCAGCCAATTGACCGTATGCCTTACCAATATCTGCTTGTGCGCCGCCAATTTGACCGTATGTCTGACCAAGACCACCCATCAAGCGACCTGTTTCCAAGTTGCGTTTCTTTTCATCCTGCGCTGCACGAGCCTGCGCTTCTGCGCTTGATAGCCCCATGCTACGATACATATCCGCAGCTTTTGCCATGCGGTTCTGCGCGTCTTCAAATGATTTGGACTCTGTGCTCAGTTGCTGCGCACCGAGGCGACCAAGCTCCTGACCACCAGAAAGCTGACGGCGAGATGCGTCCTCAAATGCTTGCTGCCTTGCAGTTTCTTCAGCTTTAGCTACAGCAGTTTCTAGCTGCGCACCTGTTAGGCCGCGAGCCTGTGCGTCCTCATAGGCTTTTTGCTTGGCTGCATTGATTTGTTGCTCCGCTGCCATCTCGCGCTTCTGCGCATCTTGGAACGCCTGCTGACGCAGTTGCTCTTCAGTTTGAGATAGACCAGCCGAGGTTGTTGCCGCGGCAAGACCGCGCTTTGCTGCATCCTCAAATGCTCTGGATTCCAGCGTTGCACCAGATGTTCCAAGCTGCCCTGTAAGGCCAGATGCTTGCAACGCACGCTTGCGAGCCGCCTCATCTGTTGCCATCGCGCTTGCCAACGCTTTATCGTAACCTTGCGACATTAGATTAGCGACTGTGCTTTGCTTGGCTTCTTCTATAGCACGTTCTGTTTCCGCAGCTTGCACGCCTGCACGAGAGCCACCAAATGCCCCTGCGCCAATTGCTTTAGCTGCACCAGCTTGACGGCGTTGTGCGCCCTCACGCTCAATACGCTTTAAAGCTGCGTCTACAACCTGCTGCTTGTACGGGTCCATAAACTCTTGCGTGCGAGCCGCTGGATCAAATCTTCCAAGGCCCTCTTCCGCAAGCTCAAAGGCGCGGCCTGTGCCACGCTCAAACGCTTCACGCGCACCGAATTCACCTTCGCCTGCCTTTGTTACGTCTCGCCTTGCATCAGCCAAGCCACCAGATTGCTGGTACTCACCTGTGCCACGGCGCATTGCAGCTTCATCAGGACCAAATGTGCCTTGCGCACCAGCTATTGCAGCGCGTGCTGCATCGTAAGCTGTGGGGTCTTGAACAAACTGGCCCAGACCACCCGCTATGGTGCTTCTGGCATCGCTTAAAAGAGCATCTGCGCGTCTTTGTGCATCAAACTGACCAGTAGCGGCATCCGCTCGCAGCTTTGCATCAGCTAGTTCAGTGTCGTAAATTCCTTTTGCACCAATACCACCAGCGCCTGCCTCCAGATAAGATTTTGCTGAAGGAAAGTAATCTGTCAGTGCTTTTGATATTGTATCAGCACCCTCACCAAGCTGTGCGCCAGCTTCAGGAAGATAGCGAACATTACCTTCTGCATCTTGGAAATAAGGCAGGTAACGGTCCATGAAGGCTTGACGGCCTTCAGCAGTACCAAGGGTTCCTGTAACCGCTGCTTGAAGCGGATCAGCCCCAGCCTGCACATAATCAGGTATTTGGAATATGTCTGGGTATGCTTCTGGATCGAGAATACCACCAGTTAAAACTCCTGAGTCATCTGGGGTTCCGTAAATCCGCGCAAAAAGTGCTTGCTCAAGGTCCTGTATATACTGGGGGCGCTGTTGAATTATTGTTTGTGTAGTATCCGACATTACGCCATACCCTCCAGTTTATTCATCATGCCGTACATTTGGTTAATGCCCTTGTTTAAGTTGCCGTTGCCAGCGCCTTTAACTGCATCGCGGGTCATGACGAATTCGCCTGCTGTAAGCATAGCAGGAACATCATCCTTTGTACCAGAACCCTCGCTTGGCATGATGCCACCATCACGACGAGGGAAATATGTAGCCCCGCCTTTGTTTAAATTCATAGGACGATCAAGGCGATTAAACCTAATACGATCCGGGTCAGCCATGATTTCGGCGTAACTCCGATCTTTTGTTCGGCTTATATCTTCTTCTTCATCGTTGCTACCAAACACTGAATCTAAAAGCTGCGCCCCTAGACCCATAGCTAATGACTCACCTATCGGGGTGTTTAATATACGTCCCAGCCCACTGCTTGTGTCAGTGTTGAACATCTCTCCAATACCCAAAAGTCCCTTTGCTCTGGCTACAGGTGCTGGAGGCTTTGCGGCTGCACCACTTAATGCTTCAATTGCGCTGACTTTAGGTTGCCCTGCTGAGAATGGGCTAACACCCGCAGCCTTGGCTACGCTTGGAGCGTCAACATCAGCACCGAACAAGGCACCAAGTCCAGAGTCTCCACCACCTAAATAGCTCAAGCCACCACCAGCCACACCGCCTATAAGCGCGTCACGCAAGGAAGGCTTCTTGCCACCTAGAGTTTGTGCTAAAACATTGCCAATTGCACCTTGTACAATAGGGTTGCTAAAAAATCCACCGCCAGTAACAGCGCCGATAATTTTATCTAAGAAAAACTCAGGCTCGCCTGTTATCGGATTCATGCTATTGCGCTTTGAGCCAACAACATAACGCAGCGGGTCAGCGCCGACATCTCTGAATGCCATACCCAAACCGCGAGCCACTTGAGGTCGCTGCTGCAAGACTTCTTGGGGTACAACCATTTCGCCCGGAGCAACGTGCGCCATCATTGTATCACCGTTTCTACCGTATTGTGCCATGCCTTGCATACTAAACCTCGTGACTTATGCCATTAAGTTACCAAATGTTCCTTTAAAATACTAGAGTGTACTGCCAGAAATAGGCTCTGGAGCCGTAACTCGAATATTTGTACTTCTTTTTTCTGTTCCTGTCCAACTCTCACCGCAGTCTGGACAGTTGCCATCAGGATAACTAGCAACTTCTTCTGGCGTATCAACCGCGTTATCGCAGTTCACACAATGCACCATGTCTGTGCTACTTGAAGGTCGCCATGTAGACCCGTCTGGCATCGTAATTATACTATCGCTCATGATATTGTCACCGTCACTGAACCAATTTCTCCTGTTGCTTGCGATCCCCTTACATAAGGAGAATGCGCTACTGGCACGCGAAGCTGCCCACCGTGATTAAACACCGCGCCGTCTTCTAAGCCACTGTCATCTGTTTGAAGTGCCGTAAACACTGTAAAGGTATTACGCCCCTCGCCGGGGTTTTGCATGTTTTGCAGGTACGTCGAATAAGACCGCAATACTTCTGCGAAATACTGATTGCTATACTCCTCTGGAGGTATGGGGAAGAATGGGAGGTTTAGATTCCTCGACATTACCTTCTCCCGTCTGGTCGGACTTCCACTCTTGGGGAGCCAAGCCTCCAGCCTACACCTGTGTCATCAGTTTCTATTCTGAAGGCAAACGATCTACCTCTAAGCCGAACAAATATCTGATCAGTAAATTGCTCTACCGGGACAGACGCTGTTTTGGCAACCGATCCATTGTTCGTATTAGTATAGTTCCCGCCGGGAAAGTTACGGACTTTCAAGGTCATAACCGCACTAGGCGTTGGGTTTGATGAGTCCCTAAAGGTCATATCTGGTATTAGGCGCTTCATAAACACGAATTGTTCGCCTTCTCCCAAGTCCATCTGACTGCTTTCAATGTATGACGAAATGGCACTGGCAGGAGAGGTGCTACCATCGTCAAAGCCTATTTCCTGAAGGTACAGATAGTGATCGGAACCCGCGGCTATTGGGTCTGAATTAACGCCGCGGTCAAGCCAGCAGGTACGTCCAAGAGTTCCATAATACCAAATCTTTTGCTGGTAATTATACGTCACATATCGGTCATTTTCTGTGCTAGATGATGATGGATAGAACCATGTAACCTCAGAAAACGCCGTATTTGTAGATGCTGTAACCTTTTGGAGTTGATCACTATTGATGTCCGTAAATACATAATCACGAACAGAGCATGGTAGACGCTGCACCGCACCGCCATAAACGTAAAACTCTTCTGCACCCATCCAGAATACATTGTCCTCAACAGCGATTGCAGCCAAAGGACCAGCAATTGTGATGTTTGTGGATATTTCGTTAATGCCGAATGTAAATGGAGGGCCTAGATACTGCATAGCGTGTAGCGATACATCAGTAAAAACGAGTACCTGCTGCCTTGTTTCCAAGGCTGTAACGATTTCAGAGCCAGAACCGATTCGCAAATCACCCGCTGTATTTGTGACCAAAGACTGCCATTCTGTTACATTCTCCTGATCAGAAAAACGTATAAGCAATGGGTCTTGCACACCCGGATTTGTTTCTGAGTCACACCCGAATGCGATAACATGACGATCACGATCAGAAACCAATACCTGCTTGGCAATCGTTGGAACCTTATTAGCCCCTGCAATTGAGGCCAACTCTACGGCTCGACCCATTGGAGAAACAGCTTTTGTGCTTTTATCCCAATAGAATATATCACCATCTCGGACGTTAATAATAAGGTCTTCACCAAAGTTGTCATGCGACCAAATTCTAAGTGTTTGACCAGAAGCAGTTAAAGATGTGCTAGACCCCCAAGCACCGCGACTCCAAGTACCTGCCCCCCAACCGTTACCAACGATTGTGGTGTCCAAGCCCGTGTTGATTTGGTATGTGCCTACGCAAGCAGCGCCGCCACTACCGCTATCTGAGGAAGTAGCAAAGACATATGTAGGGTTAAGCCCTGTTGTAGTTGTAATACTGTTTATAGTGCTTACAGTGCGAGCCTCTACCTGATAGCTATTGTCGTTGATAATGCTAGTTATCTGGTACTCTTGGTTCAAAACATCAGCGGTAATAGCACCGCCAAGAGTAGCAGAACCAGAAAAAGTAACAAAATCGTTTTCTAACGCGCCATGATCTGTATCTGCTACAATTAAAGTCGCGCAATCTACAGCATCACCAGACGTATGCGTAGCGGCTGTCGTGCCATTTACACCCCTAACGCAACCAGTCAGGTCATTTCCAGAAATCAAAGCATAAGTAATAATCTCATCGTTAATTTTTATGCGACCAGACGCTGGAAAACCAGACGCTGACGTAAGGGAAATTGTTGTGTCCAGAATGGCTACGTCTGCGCTCAGTGTATTTGCGCTTGCTGAAAATGTAACGTCTCCAGCCGCCGTTGTTGCGCGAATAGGTGTAATATCGTTATACCCACCACCTTCGTTGATATAATACTTTAGATGCGTTCCAACACCTAAATAGTTTGATCCATCTAAAGCGATCCAAGGATGCAATGCACGACAGGTGCCTAAAAAAGCATTGCTTGATTGCTTGATCCAGCCGCCAATTTTTTCAGGATAACCGAAGCGAAACCGCACTTTATCCATGTCAAACCAGCCACCTTCGTTGCTGTATGACGTAGTTTCACGGTTAATACCGGGTCGGAATTGAAGTTTGGTCAACGGCATCAGCAACCTCCTGTTAAGGCGATTATACACATTTTGAACAATTGTTCGAGTTATTCTTTTTTTGAAAATAAACCGAACAATTTAATCTATAAGCTCAAAGTGCGGTCCATCAATAAATGGCCTGCGCCCTTGTGATCTGCGAAGGTCAATATACGCGTTCATAGCGTCTTCCATTGTGCCTTCCCATTTGCGAATGTCCATAGGATACGGCATTTCAGGCGTGCCCCAAGCAGCGCCCCAACAAATAGGAACTCCCAGTTGTGTCGCTGCCTCTTTAATAGCATCAGCCAAATCATCATAGAGCGAGAGTTCCCAACTCGCCCTACCATTTACAAACGCCATGATGTCGAATGCCTTACCCTCAAGGTGCTTAGACTTCATGGTTTTGCTTGCACCTTTGGCAACCAACTCTTTCTGCTGTTCGATGGTTCTCATTCCTTGCACCACTCCGAAATCGGTTTTTGACAGAGTGATAGCCATTTTAACGACTGCCTGTAGTCGCTCATCAATCCCCTCAAGCCTATCAAGGCTGCGTCGGCTAAGTTTAAAGCTCATATTATTTCCTCTTAAAAAATGCCTGTGCCCCGCGCACACCGAAACTGGCTGAAATTGCAATTCCAAGGCTGTAAAAATACCAATCGGGCGCTTTGGAAAGCTGCTCGAACCCACGATCTACCCAGCCTTCAGCGCCGGGAATAAACGCTAAAATCAATGGTATTGACAGCACAATTA